AATTTAAAAAAAATATTATATAATAAAATGGACTTACTAAAACAAGAGGATGCTGTAAAGTGGTACAATGAGCATAAGGAAACTGTTAAACAGGAACGTGAATTGAAAGAGAAGAACAGAAAGGAGTTGCTTCAAAAAGCCAACGGGTTACCAAAAGAAGAATACGAGAAATTGATGGAAGGAGCAATGATAGCAAAATCGTATACGAGACAATACCATGCTGAATATTACAAAGAGTACTATCAACGCAAAAAAGAGCATTTGAAAGCAGTAGCACTTAAATACTATCATGAAAATGGAGTATATGAAAAGAACAAAGAAGTGATTAAAGCACGCGTGAAAGACTGGAATAGAGCCAAAAAAGAGAAAGAAAAGCAATCAAAAGAAAATACTGTTTAAATTTATTATCACTGATAATAAATGAGTTTGATTCCAAATAAATTAAGTAAAGAATTCAAAGCCTTGGATTCAGATGATGTTTCTAAAAACGATCCAATTTTAAAGAAAACGAAAGGATCGGTGATGATCCTTTCTGGAAAGAAGAGAACTGGAAAAACGAGTTTATGGTTGTCGATGTTATCAAGTCCTGCATTATTCAAAGGATATTTTGGAAACATCTTTTTAATCTCTCCATCAAAAGAAGATAAGACTCACGCATTACGTTCTGAATTGGAAAAGGAAGGGAAGTATTATACGGAATTGAATGAACCTAATATAAAGTCTATTTTAGATTATATCAAACATGAACAAGAAATGCAAAAGATGAAAGAAACCAAATTAAAGAAAAAATTGCCACCTATTTACAATTTGATTATATTAGATGATGTGGTTGCTGATCTGCCACGCAGTTTCAAAAAAAATGTGATTACCAATTTATTTTTCAACCATCGTCACTACAATGCCTCAATCTTTTGTATCACTCAGTCTTATAAGAATATTGCACCAAGTTTACGGAAACAAGCAGATTTACTTTATTTATTTCCAATGACCAATTTGAAAGAGAAAGAGGCGTTGCAAGATGATTTTAATGTCCCAGATGAAATATTTGATATTGCATTTGAAGATGAAAGTGATCATCCATTTTTAACGGTGAATTTAGTTGGAAGCAGACCAGTGTATTTTCGTAAATTTGATAGAATAGATTTATAATTTTTCTATATATAAAATGGTGTTATTTCAAATTGTAATCACATTAGATGATATATTAGCAACTGGACAAACAATGAATGGATTTACTGTCACTCCCGTTACGAATGGAAGTACTACGTGGAATAACGGACCTACTGTTTTACGACAATTGAATTTGCCTGGTGGGAAATATCGAGCCAAAGTAGATGGAATGACATTTATGAGCGGAGCTGTCAATACAACAAATTATTACCAAAATGATCAAATGCTTGTTATATCAAGTGATAAATGGGGGTTTCCAGGTGGTAACCGTGCATTATACTTTACAAACAACAGTTTGGCAATCATAAATGATATTCATGGACATCGTGAATTTGAAATCATTCATACTGGTGGTAATATGGATGTTACGTTTACTATTCAACAGTTTGGTCAAAACATCAATGCAAACGTAAATGCTGTCAATGCACCAAATACATTGGATAAAACGGCAACATGGACATCAGCTCAATTCAGTTATATCATCTTATCATTGAATTTAGAAGATTGCAATACGCAAGCATTATTTGGAAAAGTTTAATTCATTAAAATAAAATGTTTATTATTTTATTTTATATTTTCATGATAATTGTATTTATACAAATTGCATTAGATGCTCAGCGTTTTACTTGCATGGTGCCGTCAGCCTCAAATGCGAGCAGTACGTCATACACTACGATAATAGTGGACAAATAAGTAGGTTGAGTAGCACCCGATCCAGTAAGTTGGATGTTCAAGGTGGTACAAGGCGTACCAGAAAATAGACTTGCCTCATCATCGTATGAGGTAAGGTCAAACCCAAGAGCATAGAATTGGGTAATGTAATTAGCCAAAGGACAAGGAGAGGGATACAAGATAGAGCCTTGTAAGTTGTGATGAAGGGCATTTTTGAGACCTTGGAAGCACATGACAGGATTGTCAAAGATGGCTGAGTTGATTTGGTTACCGTCAACAAAGACGATGTTGTTGACACCAGCACCGTTCCAACCAGTAGCAGCACCATCAACTGTATCTCTGATATATTCTAATTGAGTAGCAGATGAATATCCTGCACCGTTTGAAGGAAGAACGAATACGGCACGAACGGACGAAGCGTTCAAACCAAGAGAGTAACTTGTCAGAATACTAGCAGGTACTTGTACGGCTAAAGTAGATGTAAGGGGCATGATGAAAGGAGACGATTTGACAGCCATACGTTCAGCTTCAACGTAGGAGGCAGGCAATTCAACGGCTTGATAAATCAAATAGGTATTGGAAACGGTGTAATCAGTAATGGTAGCAGTTGCACCTCGGAAGATAGCACGAGCAACACTTGCAAGGTCAATTTGGAGAGTCAACGGAGCACTTAGTAGGTAATTGGGAAAGTCTTGAGTAGCAGAGTTAAATACGGAGAGAGGAAGAGGCAAAACGAGATCGATGAAGGAAGTTAAACCAGTAGCAGGATAATAGTTGAATGGGCACCCAACACCACATAGAATTTGTCCATCAGCAGCCAACCATGAAGAATTGGAATTATGGTTCAATAACAAGTTCATATTATCATTGCAGTAGTTCTGTTGCTCAATCACGGCTGAGTTTGCCCCGTAGAGAGTGAGACGGTTAATAGGAGCAAAGCCGTTACCATAAGAAGGAACAAATGAAGCATTAACTGCACCGACACCTTGAAAACCAACACTGTGTGCAGCATCAGCACCAGTTAAATTAGTACCAGTGACAGTTACCCTGAGGCGCAGTGCCATAGTCCCTTTAGTTATTGCATAGTTAGACGGGGGTATGTTGAACAAGATCACTCCCCCACTTGATTGACTTTGTGAGGTTGAGCTTACCTGAAAGATACGGTTGCGGGTTTTGATGGCTTGAGCAGATGAACAACTTTTTAAAGAGTTGGGAACTTCTTGGGTCATGTAATTGTGTACTTCTTGGTTGAGTCCGGAAAAATGAGACATATTTTATTAAGGATAAAATAATTTTTTTTTTATTTGGTGAATTTATAATAGTTTGATGAATCTAAATTATTGACATCTTCTAATAATCGATTATTTTTGACGGATTCAGGATTATGACGTACGGGAATACCCTTTCCGTATCCATACATAATTGATTCATGTCCACGAGGATCTCCATGTAATTTAATTGGATTAGCATCTACAAGGTCTTTTGTTCCTGTTGAATATGCTGGAATTTTTATGGGATTAAAATTTTCAACATTATGTTTAATAACATTGTTTACAAATGGTAAATGACTTTTACGATATTTCTTGAAAAAGCTCATTGTTTATATTAGGTGGGATTTTTTTCTACTTCCATTGCATTTTGTTTTTGTTCTTCAATTTCTTTTTCGAGTTTCTCTTTTTGTGCAATCAGTTCGTGCAGAATATCATCACGTTGTTGAATGAGGTCTTTAGGAGTAACAACAATGCCCGTATGAAGAATATCCTGGAATGCATTTGTGGGTTTCATTTGGACTTCATCGATTGTAATCATAATTCCATAGTTGACACCTTGCATATCAAGTTGATACAATACACTTAAATTGTCAGAGACGTATAAATTCAAATCTGCCAGAAATTTATTACTAATCATATTTTTGATGTCATTACGGTAATAGATGATACTATTGGGTAGGGTAGTAACTGGAATCTTTGCCAGAATATCAGAGTTTTGATACGTCTGTACGATGGCTTCATAATTCGATTGAAACTTGAGCGTATCTGAGCGAATGTAAACGGAAGTGATTGGATTGACCATTACTTTATTGGGAGATATTTTAGTTGAGGTTGTATTAATAACAATATCTGTTGGTGTCCATCCAAACATGATACCTAAGACAACAGCTTGTGAGAATTTGAGAGTAATATAGATATTATAGGAATTACTCATGACTAAAGAAACCGACCCAGTTTGTGAATTGTATAAAAACGTAAAATTAGCTGTAGTTAAAACTGGTCCACCATGTGCCTGTATATTTTGAATCAATGAAGTAATTAATTGAGCTAAAAGAGCATTGATGTTATAATTTCCTTCTGGAATATTCATATCAGTTGAATTAAAATTGATTCCATTGCTATCGGTATAAAAATACGGGAGAGTATAATTTGTTGTATTGACTTGTGAGAAACTATACGGTAATTCGACCATGGGACAACTGATTAGAAATCGATTATTGGTATTTGTCAACACGATGGGAGTAGTAAAGATGAATGTACAATTGTTACTTGATCCATAGTTAGCTTCACGAGTATTCAAGTAGAGAGTATACGATTTGACGATCTCCATTTTATTTATATAAATAATAATTTCTATAATAAAATGGCATCAATTAATGGATTACAAACAAATGGTTTACAAACAAATACTATAGACGGATTAACCACAATTTATGCTACTTCCATATATGATAACGGAGTGCTTGTCGATCCAACTGCCCCCCCCAATATACCAGTCAACCCCTCAAGTAGCACCAGTGTCTGTTTCCCCATTTTTACGACCAACAATGGTGCTCAAACAAGTGCTATCTTACTGACAGATGCATCGATATCAACTCCATTGTCATACAAGCCCAGCACGGGCAACTTATATACCTATGCTCTACAAGTAGGATCAGGAATCAATGCTGGATTTTTACCTGTGGGAACACCAGCCAGTACAAACTACTTAGGAGTCGATGGTGCAGGTAATATCGTACGAAGTAGTGTTCCGACTCCTTCTGGGGTCGCTGTGTTGTCTGGTGGGACGAGTGGGAGTCCTCAACAATTCACGGGCTATAACCAATTTACATCAACGTTAAAACTAGGGGGTGTTGTATTTTCCTCTACTCCGTCTAGTGGGACTGTGAGTTCATACCTAGCCATAGATAGTGCCAACAATCTTATCTCTACAACTTCTAGTGGGGCTAGTCTTACAGCAGGGACATCCGGTTCTCCTCAACAATTTACAGGCTACAACCAATTTTTAGCACAACTGAAATTAAGTTATGTTGTATTTTCCTCTACTCCACCTAGTGGAACCCCGAGTTATTATTTAGCCGTAGATAGTGCCAACAATCTTATCTCTACAACTTCTAGTGGGGCTAGTCTTACTGCAGGGACAATCGGTTCTCCTCAACAATTTACAGGCTACAATCAATTTACATCAACACTAAAATTAAGTAGTGTTGTATTTACTTCAGCACCTGCTAGTGGAACCGTAAGTTCTTACTTAGCCTTAGATAGTGCCAACAATCTTATCACAACAACATCGGCGAGTGTTCCAACTCAAATCAATCCAACCAATCTCGCAACGGGGACACTATACCCCGTGTTCTTTAGCAGTCATACGGGAGGAGCTTCATTGACGGTCTATGTCGACCCAACCAGCACCACTTTGTCGTATGCCCCCTCCACAGGCACATTGACGGCAACTGCGTTTGTAGGCCCTCTTACGGGAGCAGTCACTGGTGCTCTTACAGGAACCGTCAATGGTTTAACGCTTGGTTTGGGAGGAGGGAGTGTATCAAGCAACATTGCGATTGGGTCGTTAGCCCAATCGGCTGTGAATACCAATATCAACAATGTAGCCATTGGTCCCTCAGCACTGACTGCCAACACGGGAGGTGGTGCGAACATTGCCATTGGGCAACAGGCTTTATCAGGTCTTATCACGGGCAATAATAACATCGGGATTGGTATTCAAGCAGGAAACAATTTAGCCACGACCACTGCTAGTGCAAACAATATCTACATCGGAACATCTACTTTGGCATCGGCTACTGTCGTGAGTAATGAAATTGTCATTGGATATAACATCGGTGGTCTTGGAGCGAATACGGTCAATTTAGGTTCTACGACCAAAACGGTGTATGCCAACAATTTTAATGCCAATACCTCTGTGAATACGTCGGCTTTACGTTCAACTGGTAATATGATCATTACGTCTGGCTATGGAGTGGGGACGACCAATACAATCTATTTTTACGCCAACGGAACTCCCCTTGGGAGCATTGATAACACGGGTTGGAATCTGTCGTACTACACTTTGTTTTGTTCTACCATAACAAGTCAATCTACCTATGATTTGACATTGAAAGGAGTTAGTGGTTACGTCAATTTGCTATCCAACGCAACCACTATCGCCCAAATCACACCTACTGGATTGACTGCAACCAATCTTCAAACGACATTAATCCAAAGTTCATCTGGTAATGGAGGGGTAGCCAGTAGTGCGGGTTTAAATATCGTTGGGTATAATTCCACATTGGGAGCATCGTATATCAACTTTTGGAGTAGTAACGCAACGAATACTGGATTAGTTCGGATGGGCTACACAGGAAACGGCTTGGGATGGTGCTTTGAGGTGGGGACGGGTGCTGTCGTATCAAGTGTAACTTCTAGTGGTTTTAATACAAATAACGTGAAAAGTTTTGCTTCCACCGACCTAACATTGAATGGCCAAAGTGGCAATGTGAATATTCAATGTAGTGGAACACAATATTACGCCTTTACGGCAGCTGCATTAACACTTGCTGGAACAGGACAAGGTATCTATTGTGACCGATACATAGGATTAAATGGGAATGCTCGTCAAATCATGACGGCAAGTATTTCTGCTCAATATACGGCGTTATACAATGCAGGTATGGGCAATTGTGTCTATAACCCTTCTACTTGGAATACAGGAGGCTATCATTTATTTACATCAGTGCCTCCATCCAGCAGTTGTTATGCTCTAGCAGCGTATCACAATGGTAGTTATGGTGGAATCATGTCACTTGGTCCAGGATACGCATGGACTACGTTGGAACTGGAAGGAGCACAAGTCAATGTCTTTTGTTATGGAGGTCTGGCTGTTTATACCACGGGTGGTGCTTGGGTAACTGTATCAGATGAACGAATCAAGACCAATATCAGACCATTGAAAACGGATAGGTCATTGCAACGCGTCTTACAGGCACAAACCATGACGTATAACAAGATTCACAAAGATCCTATTGCTCCTGATTCTGTCAGGAAAATACCACATGTTGGTGTCATTGCCCAACAAGTCAAGACGAGTAATCCACATTGTATTAGCACGTGGGACGATGAGGGGACAGAAATGTATGGTGTCAATTATCAAGATTACACCATTCATTTGATTGGCGCTGTTCAAGAGCAACAAAAACAAATTGAACAACAACAAAATACCATACAGGCAATGGCGCAACACATAACGACATTGACAGATACGATTAACAAACTTTTGGAAAAATATCCGTTATAATAAAATGTCTATCAACTTGCCAGATATCATTCAACAAGTTGCACAGTCATCAGCTCCAGCGCCCGTTTTTAAAGCTCAAGTAAACTTACCCATTAAAAAGATGGTAATTTGTGTTACAAAAGATCTTTCAGATGAAGATCGAAAACTATTTGCCCAATATGGCAAACTAACTGATTACGATGATAGAATGCATTGTAATCTTCCTATTGATTCCTTTGAATGGGATTATATTGTATTTGATATGCGTGAATCCGAAGACAGATATGCTCTTATGAAACAAGTACTTCCTTTCAAAGACAAATACAATGTACTTGTCTATTCATATGCATTTGAAAAAGATGAAATTGTACCAGATGCTGATAATCATATTTCAAAATTGCCAAAGCAACAAGCCAGACGAGAAGATTTTGAAGCCCTCCTAATGATGAAACGATTGGTCAAACCAAGATGCTATGCAAGTCTCTTGAATTGTGTCTTGGGTTGGTATCAACAAGTAAAAAACTAATCACGCCGTGTTATAACTGTTATACAGTTATTCAGTTTGGGTGTACGCATTCAACATGAATAAAAGAATGTATTGATGTTTCACATTTTCTTTAATGAATTCAATACCATAATTACGGCGTTTCACTTCTGAGACAATAGATAATAGATATGGCTCCATTGATCGTAATTCTTCAATAGCCATCCATTCAAGATCTTCATTTGAAAAAGTGATTGGCATTTATTTAAAATAAATATTTTTTCCTATTAATAAAAATGGGAAATACAGTGAAAGCATTCGCAAAAGCCGTGGCTAAGGCTGCTATTTCAGGTGCCGGATCAGCAATCCCTATTATTGGAGGTCCCTTAGCCTCATGGATCAACTCGAAATTCGCCAAAGGATCGTACGACATCGGTAACCCTGGTGTTGCTATCCCAGATGGATCAAAAACAAAGGCTATCAATACACCAGCTCAATTGAAAGCGTTGGTAAAAGCAAATCCTGAAGAAGCTCAAAAAGCAGGTATTACTGTGCAAATGATTGATGAACAAGTGAAAGAAGCTAAAGAGCAAAGTAAAGCCATTGGTGGAGCTGTAAAGATGCCATTCAATCCTTTTGTTAAACGTGTTGGTATTCCAGAAACAACTGTTATGAAACAACCAAAAATGGCTGTAGGTGGAGTTCCCAAAGCAAAGAAACCACGTACGAAGGCACAAATGGAAGCAACAAAACGGCTTGTTGAAGCAAATCGATTACGTCGAGCAAAGAAATAATTTTATTAACTAATTAATAAAATGGGTGCTCCACATTTATATACCAAAAAAGACTTATTGAAATTGAAAGATTCAAAACCAGTCCCAATTACAGCTCATTCACATGAAGTGATTGTTCCTGTTGTTTATGCCCACATGGTCAATAAATATTTAGAATCGAAAGGTGTAAAGTTGCCCTTATCACATCATCAGTTAGCTGAGATGAAACGAGAAGCACATGGATTTGCAAAAGGCACTAAAAATTTGCAAATTCAACAAGCAAATCAAAAGGTGATTATTCATATTGGTGATAAAAAATCAAAAAAAAAGAAACGGACCAAAAAGAAAGTTCCTGGTATTTCAACTTCAACCCCAACTCCAAGTTTTGGTTTGTATGAAACATTACGACCTAATAATTATGCCTCTATTAGACCACTTGTAAGTTCATCGTATGTACCTCCACCAATCATACCTGATTATAAGAGAGAAGCAGAAGAGCATCTCAAAAGAGAAAGAGAAGCATTTGAAAGATATAGAAAGGAATTAGAAGATCGAGATGATGCGTTGAAAGATTTACGAATGAAAGTGAAGGAAATCGAATTAGATAAGAGTCCACTTTATCGAGATCCATCTACTATTCCTGTTCGTTGGTGGGAACGAACTCCAGAACAACTGGTTCGAACTCCATTACACAGTCCAGTGGATATATCAACTCCTACCGAAATTCACCCCCCTTATATCACAGTGCATAGCGAACGAAAAGGGAAATGGATTGTCAAGTCAGATGGCGAGGTAATCAATTCGTTTACAACGAAAAGAGAAGCAGAAGCGTATGTTAGAGATTTAAGACCGTAATTTTTATTTTACAATAAAAATTTATTCCTTCACATACAATTTTGCTTGTTCTGTTGAATGTCCCATTGCTTTGGCAGTATCTTCTAATTGTTTCATCAATGGAGCTGATTTTTCAGTAATGTAAATATGACGAAGTTGATTGACGGAAATATTTCTTGGTTTGAAAATCGAATTGAGAATTTTAGTCATTCCAGAACTTGTTAATGGCTTGTCATAATAATCAGTGAATAGATATTCATTATCATGAAATTTTACCCATTTAGAGAGTAACATTTCGAACGCTTTAGGTAATTTTTCAATTTGCTTTCCAGAGAACTTCGCAGTTTTGTATTTATTGAAAAAGAAATGTCCTTTACTGTAAAAGTTATCTTTATTGACATCGAAAGATTTTGTACGCATTTCTGCGTAATCTTGACATCTACGTGGGGGCATCAAAACGTAACAAGCTAAAATCACATATTTCTGAAGATTCAATATTTCTTCTTTGTTTGGTTTCGATTCTTTAAAAATATAATAAAACTTGCTTTTCAATTTGGCAAGATATTCTTCAATCTCTTTCCATGAGATCCAATTTTCCCGTTGAGCATCTGTCATCTTGTTTGTTTTTTGAAGAGCGTTGTATTGATGTGCATCGGCTACCATCATATCACGATATGTTTGCTGGATTTTCTTTTCAGAAATGACTACAAGAGCAGATAGAATGGTTTTACGGACATTGAACTTAACATTTTCAAGTTGTTTAAGAACCTTAGGTTGTTCTTTAATAAATTTGGTATAATCAAAGTCTTCTGTCCAGATATCTCGATATAAATTTCGTAGAACATTACAATATGTCTTGATTGATGATTCGGATAGGTTAGGACGGCATGATTTGATATGTTTAATACAATCTTCCATTTTATATATACAGAAAATATTATTTAAAACAAATAATATTAGAATTTGATATAAAGTTTTCCATCTTTGAATTCAAATGATTTGAAATTTTCAATAATCATTTGCGTTTCTTTTTCTTTTTTTTCTTCAATTTTTTCTTCAATTTTTTCAGTCTTATGCCAACAGTAAATAATTTCATGTTTAGAATAGGTATTCAAATACATCTTGATGAATTTAGTAGCAGGACCTAACCAACTTTTGATATCATTATAAATATTTTCTGGGATATTCAAGCACATGTATCCATTGGCAGATAAATGTTTCCATGAATTAGTTACAACAGGTTTCAAGAATGTATCACTCCAGTTTTTATAAGAATCAAACTGATCCATGTGTTCATAGATTTCAGTATCAAAATACGGGGGACTTGTAAATATCATATCGTATTCATGTTTCGAAAAATCAAATGTTTCAGATTTTTGAAAGTACATAGCTGGATGAATGTTATAAAAAGCTGACATTTCTTCATATGCATTTTTCAAATTGATATTAGAATCTACCCCGATATAGTTAACTCCTTTTGCACAAAATCCAATAGCTCTGTCACCCCAACCAGCACTAAAATCAATTACAGTTTTAGGGTTGAATATTTTAGCCATTATAGATGCTACTCGTGGTTTGAATTGACAAGGAGCTTTTCCAGCAGTACCTGCAGTGTAATAATCTCTTGGTGTTGCCTTTGTTATATCATTTGCTTTTACCGAATTGGTTTTGTTATGAGACACGACAATTTGTTGCCATTTTTCTAATCCCATCTTGCGTACATTTTCAAATATATTTTGTTTACCTTTACGATGGCTCATAATACGATGCTTGAAAAAGAAATGATCAGAAGCAAGATTATCATGTGAACTACATCCGAATGCATCTTCTGTTTCCTTATCTGTAAATTGAACGTTCATAAGACGTTTGTAAGCATCGTGTAAATCTTTATTTGAATATTTTGGTTGAATGAATTTCATAATTTCATCGTTGTTCATTTATTATATAGAATTTTATTTTTAAATAATCAATTTTATTGAAAATAGTATATCAATAAATAGAAATTGCTATATACATTGAAGATAGATACGTATAAACAGTCTTTTCCATATAGAGACTGTACAATATAGGAAAATAAAAATTTTTATTTTCCACGTTTGGCATATTCTTATATGGAAAAGACTGTTTATATGTATCTATTGTAGATATATATGGCAATTTCTGTTTATTGGTGTTGTTGTTTAAAGATATTGTATTTCATTTCGCACATTGCACCAAGACGATTGATCATCATCAATAAGGCATTACGCTCTGTATCTGTAAGCACTTTTGTTTTGTACAAATCTTTCCCTGAAATCTCGACCAATTCCAAATACATTTCCCATTCGGGTAATGTTTTGAAAAAATCAAATGAATCAATTGGCATTTTATTATAAAGATTTTTTTAAATTAATTTAAAAAATTATTTTTTGAGACGATTTAAAATCACCATTTGTCCATATGCGTTTTCTCGTGTGGCGTGATA